GTATCGCCGTTGAACTTCACGCCATCGCTGTCTACACGAAGCATTGACGTGCCGCCTTGCACCTTAAATTCTAATTGATGTCCTGCGATTACAAGGTTTGCCCAATAACCATTGTTGCCAGCAACGACCCGCACATTGTTGTTTGTATCGCCGTGACCAGACCCGGCACTGTTGTCAAGGTGCAGTATATTTTGGCCAGATGAAGTGCCTTTGAAATGAGTAAGGCTCTGAGGATTATCAGTTCCAATGCCGACCTTGCCGCCCGATGTGATGCGGACGCGCTCCGAAGAACCGGTCTTAAACGTCATAACATCGTTTGTGCCGCTGTCCGCTTTCAACTCGACTTGATTTGAGGCTGCGGTGATCGTTGCCTTCGTGCCTGTTCCAAACTGGCCCAACACCGCGACACAGTTACCGCTGGCATTTCTCAAATGCAAAATCTGCTCTGGAGCCGTCAGCCCAATTCCCACACGGTTGTTTGTCTGATCGACAAGCAGCGGTGTGCCAGAGCCAAACGCCTCTTTCTGATGGCTCATAACCTCGCGCACAGCGTTGTTCATATCGCTCGGCAAAGCAGAGTTTTCTGCAAGGTTTACATCGCCCACGACCGTGTTGTTGGCAGCGGTAGCGTCGTATTCGGTGATTTTGTCTTTAGCCACGTTATGCCTCCAGTGCGGTCAGTCGTGTCTCAATGTTAGCCAAGCGTTGCTCTGTAGCTGCGCCAATGAACGCCAACAGTTCAGGGTAGCGCACCCCAAGCCGTGTGCGCTGCGTTGCGCCTTCCGGTGCTTCGTCGGCTGTGTCGTAAGTGTGGGTGCGGGTCTGCTCTGCACCGTCATCATCGGTGTATGTTTCGTCATTTTCCCACCAAGTATCGCTGCACCAGAACGCATACTTGCTTGCGTCTAGGCCAGCGTCAGACATTGCAGTCTGCACCTCTTGTGCAATCACACCTGTGTGTGTACGAGCCGCATCGCCCTTTGCCGCAACCTTGTCTTTCCACTTGTATGTCTTGAACAGCTTGCTGATGGCCTTTGCCGCTGTTATTTCCGCTGTGGTCAGACTGGTAATGTCCTGCTTTTCGTTCTGATCTGATGTCTGGATCGTGCCGTTAGTTGCGTGGATGTCGTCAAAACGTGCGCCGCTGTCTCCCAAGTCAATGACGTTGTCTCTGTTGCCGCCACCATTACCGCAAGGGGTAATCTCACCCGCACCGTTGTTAAAGCGCAGTTTGGTATTTGAGTTTCCGATTGTGAGCCTTTCCCCGCTTGATACGTTGACCGAACCAATAGCCCCAGCCAAATCTCCGTCTTGGTAAATCTGTATTGTGTCGCCGCCATCAGTATTTCGACGTACACGCAGAACAGTGTTTCCATTCCTAGTGAAACTTGAAAGGTCGCCCGGAGTAAAAACTGCACCTTCGGAAGCTGTACTGGTATCTGTTTTGCCCACCAGTAGACTGCCGCCGGATGATATCCGCGCCCTTTCGTTTGTGCCAGTTTCAAACCGGATGTTAGTATCGCCGCTGACAAGCAAGTCAACATCACTTGAACCTGCGCCAGTAATTTTTGTTTGAGCATCACTCCCGAATTGAATTGAACTTGCAACAGTCACTTTTTGGTTGCTGTCGATGCTCATGGCCTCGCTGTCATTAGTCGTAAAGGTTAAATCGTTTGTGGAGTGAAGGTATTGTATGCGACCTATGTTGCTATCGTCTGTATCTGCAAACATCAGCGCAGAAACGCCGGTGTTGCTCGATACAAGTCCAATATCGACCTGACCATCAGTGTCTTTGATAACGAGGTTTCTAGAAGGTGATGCCTCACCTATGCCAACATTACCCGACGCAACAATCACATCGCCCGTGCCATTTGGGTCAAGGGTGATATCGCCATTCGTATCGGTGCTGCTGATTGTGTTGCCGTCGAGGCGTAGGTTGTCCACGTTAAGCTGATCCGCGCCGGGCGTCTCAAGATTAACCGCGCCGGTGCTGACGTTCTTAAGGTCCGCCATAAGCTCACGAATAGCGTTGTTGATGCCACTCGCCGGGCAGTTTTCATCTATGTTGACGGACTGAATGTCAGTGTTTGATCCAGCCGTTGCGCTGAAATCGCGGATGCTGTTTTTTGCCATTATCTTTCTCCTGTCAGGAGCCCGCCGAAGACCCCGGCTGTGCCGCCATAACCGCCCGCAAGACGCCCAGCCCTTGCCATGCGTGCTTGCTCTGCCGCACGGCGCCGCGCCAATCTTTCAAGAAACTCACGCTGTGCAGCGGGGTCAGTGCTGAACAAATCTTGTGACAAAGCACGCCCGACTCGGCCTGATGTCGAGGCACGATCTGTGACCTGCCCTAACGCGCTACGAGCAGCAGGCAACGGATTGCCCATCAGCATTGAAGTCACTGCGTCTGCCGTTTCAGACAGATTGCTGACATCTTGATCACGCAGCGCTGTCGGGCTGCCGGAGCGCGGCGCGTATCCGCGCGTGATGACCTGCTCTATACGAGCCTCCATGCGCTTTTCAAACGCTTCAAACGTCTTGTCATCTGGAAAGGCTGCACGCAGGAGTTTGCGCTGCTTTTTGTTGCCGAATATCTTTTTGCCTGCGTCGGCCAGATCGGCTGTGCTATCGACGCTGTTACGCACAGCTTGCGCCACGCCAATGCGGAAGGCTTCTTTCTCGGAGTCAGACATCTTGCCGACCTTGGCCTCTAGCTCGTCTGGCTTCATGCGGAAGAAGCCCTCACCATCTTCGATGGCCTCACGCAGGCGTGCGTCACCGGCAAACTTGTTGCGCGCTGTTTTGTATGCACTCTCACCGTCAATCTGTGGAGAGGCGTCGTCAATGATTTCGATCAACTCAGCACGGGCATTTTTCAACCCACGCTCAAGACCCCGGCCGATGGAGGTTTTGGACTGACCGCGTTTGCCAAGCCCCAAAACCTCATCAAGCCCCATTTTTATGTAATGAAGCTCTCTAATAGAAAGGTCATCGATTTTTTTACCGTCGATCAAGTCTTTGGCTGATGGCAATCCTACTCGGTCAACTCGCGCTAGTTGGTCAGCTTGCTCTACCGCTTCATCAAACGCAGGGAGTGTCAGTAGATTTTTGAGTTTGTCGGTGACAGGCACCGTGACCGGCGCTCCATCCACATTGAAAGCGGCATCATAGTCATTGCCAGCGTTAGCCGCTTGGCGTGTGGCGATCTCATCAAGCGCCTCTGATGCGCTTTTGCCGCCTGCAAGCACGTTGCCGACGTCATTTGCGATTTCGTCGCCAAGATTGGCAGCACGCTCATCAAGCGCCTTCTGCGCGATGACGCGACCCTCTCCAGACACTGTAGATGCACCGCGTGCCAAGCCTCTCGTTGCATCGCCTGCAATGTCGGGGATCATGGCATCGGTGACACCAGATGCGCGCGTTTCATCCAAGCCGCGCAGGACGTCCTCTGGCGACATCCCGCCTTCTTCTATCGATTGAAGCGCCTTGAGATCGGCTGCCTCCTGTGCAGCCTTATCACTGACACCAGAGCGCACGCGCCCAACACCAGCTTTGACCGCACCAATAGCTGCTGGCGCTGCTGCACCAAGTGCGCCACCAAGCGTTGCACCAACTGCGCCGCCTGCCAAACGCTCACCGGCAGTCTCTCCTGATCCCACACCTGCGATTGCGCCCTCTGTGGCACCGATACCAGCGGCAAGACCCGCCGTGCCAGCCTTCTCCAGAACCTTGCGCCCGATAGCCGTGCCAGCCGCACGCGCGCCGCCCACACCGCCTGTGAGCAAACCGCCACCGATCTCTGCCGCCAGCGCTGTCGCAGGGTTTTCAGCAGCGAAGTCTTTGACCTGCCCTCTGATTTCATCCCTTGTTGCTCCGTAATCACCGAGCAAGCCAAACCCGGTGCGCAGCCCTGCCTCTACCTCGTCACCAAAGCCTAAAAGCGCACCCTGACCGACCGCAGTACGAGCGAGGTTTGCAAGGTAGCCATCGTCCTCTTCTTTGCGCTTTTTCTTGTTTTCCAGCGTGGCACGCTCTTCAGCGATGCGGTTTACAAGACGCTGCTGTTGCTCGCGTGTCAGGTCTTTGAAGCTATCGTCAAACTGGACTTCGCCGACGCCGTCTATCTCTACCGTGACGCTCATTTGATCGTAAATCCTACATCTGACTCAGTTGTGGGGGCCGCATAATCTGAGAAGTCGAAACTGTCGACGTTCTGTGTTTTGCGGCGACGATTGATGTTGCGCTTGCGGATTTCAATGGCCCGCTCATTGATGTCACGCAGCCGAGCAAGCTGGGCCCGCACCACCTTTGTGTCATTCTTGTTTGCGATGATCTCATTCAAAGCGCGCTGCGCGTCACCCTCTGTTTGAACACCCTTGTTGAGCCGCAGCGTGTCGTTTCGCAGTTTCTCAAGGAAGGTGTTGAACTGCGCAGAGTTGATTTCCTCTTCGCCTGCTGCACCTACCGTTTGCAGCACGCTATCCATAATGCCCTCACCAAACCCAAAACTCAGTTTGTCGTCATCAATCAGGCCCGCAAACCTATCAATGTCTTTCAGGATTCCTTGCGAAGTGTCGATGGCATAAAAGTCATCATCCTCGGCGCTTTGCGCTTTGGAACTAAGCACGGTCGGCTTTTTGCTTTTGTCTTTCTGCTCAGTCAATTCATCGAAAAGATTGCTTTTGCGCACGGTGGTCTTGCCGGTCGCATCGGTCGAATAAATCAATCGCCCGTCGCTTGAGACCTGCTCGGAAAGCCTGCCCGGTAGCTCCACAAGTTGCGGTGAGTCACCTGTCATGTCGAACAGGTTGCCGCCAACCACCTGAAAACGGTTTTTCAGTGCTGCTTGCTCATCAAGGCGTGCCTGCCGCTCTTCCTGCCGTTTAATTTGCGCAAGACGGTCTGCACGTTGCTGCGCTGCATTGAACGCCGTCTGTCCTTGGTTGATGCCCATGCCGAGCGCTTGTCCGATAGAGATCGGACGCCCAACAGACGGGCCACCAGCCGTCAGCAAGCCGCCAGCCAGCCCCAAGATGCCCTGCGTTCTTGGATCGTTGAAGTCGCCGCCAAGCACTCCGCTCATCGGCCTGCCGCCACCAAAAGCCATCTGCGCCTCCTACATCAAGCCCAGCAGGCCGCCAGCCGCTGCGCCTAGCATCGGGTTGAATCCAAGGGATGAGCCTAGCTGGGCGCCGCCAAGCGCCCCGCCTAGACCGGACGCGAGTGGGTTGCGATAGACCGGCTGGATGTTTTGCGATCCGACCGTGCCGCCGCCAACCAGAGCGAGGAAGTCACGCAGTTTTTGCCGCTCTATATTTTGCTCAAAGTTAAATCTGTCGAGATTGCCTTGAAGCTCACTTTGCGCCTGTGCCTCGCGTGCTGCGCCCACCTGTGCCAACTGCCGCAGGTCTTGGTTTTGTAGCTGCGGCGCCTGCGCAATGGCTGCTTGTTGTGCCTGCAAGGCTGCCGGTGCCAATGCTGCTGCAAGCGCCTGTTGATTGGCGCCGGAGCCATAGCGTCCTGCCCTTGCAAACTGGCTTTGCACTCTGTCGACCACCGGTTGAAAGGCCGCCATCGCCAGCGGGTTTGTGCCCATAAGATTCTGGCGCACGACGCCTTGGGTAGCGGCTGTCAGGCTATTTGGATCAAGAGCCCTGTCCCTGATGCCACCAAGTGCCAACTCAGATTCAGGGCTGAAACCGACGACCGTGCTTTGCGGGAAAAACTGCGGACGAGGAGACATGAACTGCTCCTTGGCCTCTGCCAACCCAAACTCCAGAAACGGCAGCGCATAGTCTGGCGGCAGCGTCTGAGTGTTAACTGTTTGCGTACCGCCGCCGCCACCCTTACCCATAAACTTTCACTCCAACTGTTGCCACGTCCTGATATCCTTCCAATGCTTTGACCCACCCGCGTCTGCCTACGATCTCGCAGGCTTTGCAGCCCCACGGCTTGGACCATTCAATGACCTCTGCCTCTAGCCGCTCCAGCGTTTTCAGATTGCCGCCAGCCAGCCAGAACCGCAGGGTGCGGCGCTGTGGGTACTCCACTATTTCTGTGACCAGCCCTGCATCCTCTGCGGGCCAAAACTGTGCATCGCCTCGGACGACTGCGTCGTAGACATCCTCAAGCGTGTGCGATCCGTGCGCATATTCCAGCGCGTCCTGTATCCACCGTGAACAACGCACCCACTCGGGCCTAAGCGATAACAATGTATCCAAATGTGCGGTCGACTTGAGAGTTGTTTGCATGGGTCACCACGAATGACTGCTTGTTGCGCGTGCTGACAAAGATCGTGCCGTTGCCTTGCTCGGCAGCCGCGTTGGCCGTCGTAGGCATCAGCAGGATCACGCTTGTCGGGCCCGCCCTGAAATCTGTAACGGTTGTCGATGTGGCGCTTGCTGCACAGGTGAACGTGCCGGTGCTGTTCAGCTTCCCATCTAGTATGTTGTTCACCACCTGACTGACTTCGCGGGCGTTGGTCGCCTCTGTCGGCAGGCGCTTGAAGTTAGCGTCGGCCAAGAGCCTTACCCTCTACATCAATGCCTTGCGCAAAGCTCCAATCACCAGTGATCGTCATGCGCGCCCGGTGGAAACGCCCTTGCACGCGGTGCTGGCAAAAACCCTCATCCGTCAGCGCAGAGCCGCTATCAAAGCTCACGTCATCATCCTGCCGGTCGCGCGCTCCGATCTGCATCGTGACAGAACCGTCCTTGAAATAAGGCACCGAGCGCGTGACGAGCGTATGCTTGGCCTGCGTCAAACCAAACTCGCTGGTCTCAATCGTGCCGGTCAGCTTTGAGCCGGTGAAGCCATGAATCTTTTTGTCTTTGGACCCGCCAAAGAAAAACTGCCCGCCTTTGTAGAGCGCGGAGTCCAGCGGGGCTGGCAGGGCGTCCAGTGTCGCGGCGAGGTTGTCCAGCGCCTCAAGCGTGTAGGCGGGCGTGAAAAGTGGTGCCAAAAGCTCACACTGCTGTTCAATGATAGACCAGCGGTTGATCGCATAGTTATAGATCAGGATTTTGTCAGGCGTCGTGTCGGTGGCGTTGTTGCTGACATAGCTCCACCCGACGATCTGGTTCTCCGGGTCTACCGCGCAGGACATCCGCTCTATTTGAGCCTCGTTAAAGTCCTTGAAGAAAAACTCGTTTACCTTCTCCGCTCCAATGGGTAGCGATTGCGTCCCGCTGAACCGGAAGAATCCATCCCGCGCCAGATAGTAAACATCGCCGCCCACTGAGGCGACTGAATTTGGAAATGGGCATCCGCGTTGCGTTTCGACACGGTTGATCTCGTAGATGAGCGGGCTGCCGACATAGTAGGCCACCGCAATCGCCCTCTCCATGAGGATGACAGCGCGCTCCCCGCCGACGAGGCCAGTGATCGCACCTGCGTCCGGTATGATCTGGCTGTCAGCCTGATCCGTTCCGATAGTCCAAGACGCCTCGTTGTTAATGGCAGACCATCTGACCTTATTTGGAACCCGGCCCGACCCTTCATCAATATTAGCCGTCCAGACTTGGTCTCTGACGACGGCGAGGAAGTCTGCCTTCGGCGGCGACCCGCCAAGGTTAGAAAACGCTGAATCTGTACCGACATCAAATACCTGAAGCTCCTCACCTGTGCCGCCCGAGGCGATGACCTTTGTGCCAAACTGAACAAACCGCCAGCGCTCGTCGCCGGTCAGATCGTAGGCTGGCGACCCGCTTTTGCTTACATCATCAAGGTTGCTTGTGCCTTGATTGAAGCGGTAGAGCTTGCCGCTGTCGCCAGCAAAAAGGAACACGTTTGCCCCCGTGTCCTTGACCGCTGCCAGCCCGCGCACGCGGTTGTCTGCGGCGTTTGAGAAGGACACAAAGCTCGGAAAGCTACGGTATCCGTTAGCCGCGGGCACGACGTTAGTCGCAACGGTCACGCCAGCATTATCAAGGTCAGGCTGGTCTGGCAGCCACTCGCCAAATCTGATCATTGCCGCAGCCACACTCCGTCGTTACCGGGGGTCTGGATGGTCCAAACCTCAGAGCCCGGTGTTTGATTTGTCCACGTTTCGCCTTCAGGGCTGACAGCGATCCAATCCTCGCCGGGTATCTTGCCGATGGCAGTAGCGGTAACAATTGCTGCCGCTGTTGCCGTGTTCACAAAGATGCCCACCGGCGCCGCTGTGGCCGTCACTGTGGCGTCTGCCGCTGCCGATACCGAAAGGACCGTCACAAAGCTAGATGTCCCTGTGACCGCAACAGAGGCCGTTGCAGACGCGCTGCGCACGCGACCGGCAGATGCGGCTGCGGTGACAGCCACGCTGGCCGCTGCGCTCATCCGTGCAATGAACGCAGCGATAGCGTTAAAAGTGACGGCGCCAGTTACAGAGGCGCTGACACCGCGAATCCGGCTGCAAGCGTTTGTTGCCGAAACAGCGATATTCGCGGTGGCTGATGCCAGTACCGGCACCTGAATGATCGCTGTGCCTGTGACCGTAACCGCTGCCGTGGCAGACGCCGAGGTGACATCAAACGCAGGGATGCTGTCGAGGTTGCCGTAGACATCCAGAGCGTCGAGGTTTGGCGCAAGGTCGTCCAACTCGTCCATTGTAAACTGGCGAGTGAAGTCGAGCCTTATCAGTACGTTATCATCATCCAGACTGCCGACGATACTGTCGAGCGGCGTGGTTATTTCATCCAGATTCGGCTTTGCAATAGCCATGATTAGGCAGCGGTGATGTCTAGATCACCCACAGCTATTTTCAGCACGTCGCCCGATGCAATTGCCTTGCTGGCAGTAAACGAACCATGCACCAAAAGATTACCTCCTGACGAATTGTCGAATAATCCCCAGTGACTCACCGTGCCAAAGCCTGAGCCGGTTGCCGCGGCAAACTCAATCGCTGCATCGTTGGACATCGTGCCACTTGAGGCTGCGCCAAACGACACCGCCACACGCGCATAGTTGTTGCCACTAATCTCCGTGCCGCTGCCATCATCGTTGAACGACGCGGTTGAAAGACCGAGGTACACAGCGGATGGGGTCGTAAAGGTGGCGTTGGCCCCGATGGCGTCCAGCACCTTGTTTTCGGCATAATCTGAAAGTGCGCTCATCTAAAGCTCCTATACGTTGGCCTGCCGTTGGTAGATTGATTGGATTTGAAGCGTGCCGGTGCCGTAGTGCGCCCGCTGCTCGTCTTTGCGTATCTCTTCGATGATCCGGCTAAACTTTGTGTCGTATAGCTGCGCACGGCCATCATCCATGAGATACAGATACGCCTCGACCAGCGCCCCGGTGAGATACGCATCGGGGTGGCGATCAAGCATCGTGTTGGTTGCATTGCTGTCGGACAGCGCCGTGAGGCTGCCGATGTAGATGATCTCGGCGGTGTAGCCGGTGTCCGGGATCGGGCGCAGCTTTAGCTCCGTACCGACAATGCTGAAGGCTTGCGGCTTGCCGGTGCTGCCCGATGAAAAGGTGTTATCAAGCGCGACAGGCGACATATACTCCAGCACCGTGTTTGGCGTCGTGTTGAGCTTCACCTGACGTATTTCACGCAGATCGGTTGGCAGGCTGATAAACTCATCGCTTGCAGTCAGCGTGGCCTGTGCGCGCTTTTCTTGGCTCCGGGTCTCTAACTCACGCGAGAGGCGGGCTTCAGCAAGTGAGATGAAGTCCGGTATTTGCGTGGTCAGGTCCGTGCGCGCGAGGCTGTTTGCCACGGCAGTTTTAAGCTCTGAGTAAGTCGTGATTGCCATCAGATTCTGCCGCCTCCCGATCTAAAGTGCCGGTTGTCAGGATCGTTGAGCCACTTGGCCCAATCCTTCGGATTATCTGCCGGGTGACCGAACATCTCTTTGAGTTGCACATAAAGCAGGTTTGGAATCTCAGCGACTTTCTGATGATGCCGCTGCGTGTTTCCGATCAGCTTGCCATACTCCCAAGCGTTCTGGCTTTGCTTGTTAGCCTCTATGATCGGCGAGATTTCCTGCTGCTGTACGATGGTCGCCTCACCGTCGCGGTCAAACTCCATCCATGTCTTTTTGCCTGCTTCGGGGTCATCCTTCAGCAGCTTTTTCATTCCAGCCATGATGTCTCCCATGAAAAAGGGGCAGCCGCAGCCGCCCCTTTCATAGTTTTGGTCAGCGATTACGAGCCGTTCAGGTCCAGCACCATCGCGTGGGCCTTTGGCGCGTCTGGCATCAAGGTCCATTCGCACAGAACCTGTCGCTTAGTTGCGTCAGCCGTGCCGGTCTCTTCCTGCTCGACAAAGTTACGTCCGGTCAGTGCGCCGACAGCGACGTGATCCGGGTCGATCAGGAACACGCGGTCATTGCCCATGAAGCGGCTAGGCACCACCTCAAGCTGGCCGAAGTCGTTGAACAGGATCGACACCGCACCGTTGAAAGTCACCGGAGCGCGGGCTGTCGTTGTGGCCTGATTGGTCACAAGGTTTGTGCCCGACTGGGTGAGATCACTGATGTTCGCACGGTTCGTGCCGCTGGCGACTAGGAGACGAGGGTTTCCACCATCGGTCCATGCTGCCTGCATGGCCGCATCCACCAGTGCCAGTGTCAGCGCACGGTCAGTACCGCCGGTCACGGTGTCAGTGCCGTTACCCGAAGAGAACGCACCAGAACCGCC